ACCACTTGCGATTGTAGTACCCGCCGTTGATAGTCCAACTTTAACCGGCGTAATGGGAACCGTACCGACATTGTTTCGGTTCAGATTAAACTCTGTTACGTTTGCCGAGCCGGTTGCCACATAGGTACCGCCCTCGATAAGATCGCACAAAAGCTCGAAACCTGTTTTATTAATATCGACAGGCGACAGCCAAACACTACCTTTTGCTGGTGTGTTAAAGTTTATAGTTACATAGTTTGTATCTGCTACAAGTGTCTGATATCCTGTACCCCATGTCCAAACCTCTGACCGAATAACCTCTAGCTGTTGAAAGTTAATACCTCCGGTCAATGTCATGTCGTCTGCCACTTTATAATCCATAACTACCCCTTTAAGCTCGCAAGCCCATTATATATACCTATTGCCATACTTGATAATATGCCAACCCATGCCGCTACTAAAGTCTTATTGTCAATATGTGAATCCAAGTGCGAATCTATCTTTTTTTCAAGTGCGTCAACGTCTGACCTTTTTACTAGATCGCCTTTCATTGCGTCCCATTCTGAAAGGAACCGAGAGAACTCACCGTTTAACTTCCCAACGTCCCTGATTAAAGATTCTTCGCAACTTTGTGTCATTTTGTTTTCCTTATGTTTTTATAATATAATTTATTCCGATTCCCTTTCCTCGTGTTATATTACCAGTCCTAGCATTTTGAGACTGGGAGGAATCGAAACCTAAAATAGAATATCCTGGATTATTTGATCCATTGCCATAGGCTGGGTTAGAGGGAAGTGAAGATCCTGCATAAATAAATGCCCCAGAAACCTTACCAGAAACTACTGAGAGTTCTGTATTACTACCTCGTTGGAATGTTCCTGTTATTTGTTGCATCATATCGTCTTTAAATTGACCCAAAGTAAATACATCGTGATCTGTTACACCTGTTAATCTTTTACCAATACCAACTAAATAAGACTCGCGATAGTCTGGAAGATTAAAAGTATTCTTACCATCTCCGCTTCCATAGGTTGACCCTATAACCTCAAATAAAGCACTGTAATCAGTTCTTGATACCAAACTACCATCGCAAAGAAGCCATCCTATTGGTATCTTAGCACCGGCAAATTGATAGACAAGTCCAGATTGCACGCTATTGCTAGATAGATCGTTTATCTTTGCCAACAGATCAAGCAATGCCTTCTGTATTTCTTCTTTGTCGTTATTTTGAGGTAATAGCGTAGAAGGATATTTAGCCATCAATCCGCTCCGGAGTTCCCCAACTTCCAGAGGTATCGAGCGTTGAAGCTGTCCCCATGTCCATCTGCGAAGTGTTCGGACCCTTCGGCTGTGCGGATGGTAATCCAGGGTTAAAAATGCGCTGTGCCTCGGCCATTGCGTAAACGTCGCCCATAGTACGCTTATACACTTTCTTTTCGATAGGTGTAATCTTTGTGTTTACCGGCTTCGGTTTATCGAGGTCAAGAAACTTCATGAAAATGTTATCTTCCGTCATACTAAACCAAGCCCCCTAAGTGTTTCCACGTCCATACCGTATTTTTGTAGCTTGTCGATAAGAATACCTTTTTTGACTTCCGGCGACGTTTTCAAAGCCATAATAGCATTCAGATCATTAACAACCGCCTTGCGCCCTGCTTCGGAAGCAATACCGCCATCTTGAGCGATAAGACCTGATATTGAGTCTATAATATCATTTTTCTGTACGGTCTGTTCTTCTTTGCTTAGTTTGTTACCAGATCCAAAAAAACCGCGCTTTTTGAAAGTTTCTTCAAGATCTGTTTTCTTGATTTTCTCGGCTACGTCGTATTCTTTGATAAACTTCGCCCGCTGTTTCGGGTCACGGTAGAGAATACGCGCAGCCTTTCTCGGCTCAAATCCGTTTGTCAATCTTTCAGCCTGTGCGTAAAAATCTTCAAAGCTCATTTGATCGGAAAAGTGTTCGGCGTAATCCTTAAACAACTTCTTAGTGATTTTTTGCATCATTAGATCGTTAGGCTTTTCCGTCGCATTCGCTTGCAGATTTTCCACCGGCTCACCGTTTATGGTAGAGTCAGTTTTCGGAGGTTCTACAATTTCTTTTCCGCTGTATTTATCTGCGTTCATGTTTGACAAGGCGCGGGAAAATGGATTGACTGCGTTGCTTGTTATCTTGTCAACGTCAATCTGGCTTGCAAGTTTTGCTATTTTATCAAGGTTCTTTTCCTTGAGTAACTTGATTATATCTTCGGGGTCTAGTTTTGTAGCAAGTTTTGCAATCTGTTTGGCTACAATCTTATTCATGACTCCAACAGCAGAACCGCCAAGAATTCCAGATATCAATGGTGCGTAATTATAAGACCCATCCTCATTTCTTGCAAATCCACCTGCTGTTCCACCCGATCCCCCACCAACTAAAGCGCCAATAGCGGCTTTTGCGATACTATCGCTTCCCCTTGAAAGTCCGGCGGCACTTGTGTTTAATTCATCCCTGTAATCTGCCTTTTCAAATAGCTTTTTATATTTCCAATCGTCTTGCATTTCTGGCATATTCATACCAGACAAATCTTCTGCTTTACCTTGAAGAGAACCTTTTAATCCCCTTAGTATATCCTGTTGATCTACTGAAAGATTAGGCTCATTATAAAGCATGTTATTAAGCCATTTTCTTTTTTTAGAAAGACCGTCTGTTTTATCTATCTTATCAATATAGTCAATGGCAAGATTAAGATTAGAAGGATCTCTAGATATCGCGTCTTTTATATTTTCAGTGTTTATAACATTGTCTATATCGTTAGACAACTTATATCCAGACTTATCGAATATATCCCCCATTTCTTTCCACTTTTGCTCAACCATTTTGCCAAACTCTTTTAGTTTATGCTCTCTGTCAAGTTTATGTTTTAGAACATATTCCGCGCCCTTTTTCATAAACAAGTCTGGATCTTCACCAATATATTCTTTTGCTCCATTTATTATTCTATTGTTTGCCTTCGCACCCTTTACAATTGTCTTATTACCCCATTTCGATATATCGGTTAATAGTTCGGGAACCCTTGAAACCCCTTCCGAAATACCGCCCATAGCACCGCCAAACCCTGCGCCAAGTGCAAGTTCACTTGCGGCCGTACCTGGATCAACTTGCCCAGTAAGTACGCGCGGCGCAAGCTGTTCGGCTTGAGCAAGTCCACCGCGAACAAATCCAGACCCGATTTTGCCGAGCTTTCCGACCTGTCCACCTTCTTTGACGATCTTTCCGGCTTTGATTAGTTTCTCACCGGCGTTGACAAGTTTACCGGCTTGTAGTGCTTTCAATCCCTTTCCTGCAAGCGCAAGGCCCTCTCCACCGGTAGGAATGAACATACCGCCAACGTCTCCGACCATTTGCGCTGTTTGGTGACGTCGTTTTAATTCCTCATAGTTTCGGTATAGCTGACCATCACCGGCCTTCATAATGATCTCTGGAATATTTACCAGTGCCGAGTTAAGCGCAGATTCGGAAGCTACACCGGCAGCAGCACCCGCTTTCCCTCGACGCATTTCGACGTTATCAGCGAACTCATTGGCCTTGATATCTGCTATCTCTTTCTGCGAAAGGTCAGGCGCATATTTTCCAGAAACAAGTGACAGTGGTTTTTTCTTGATTTCTGCTGCCTTGCCGATTTTTTCCAGATATTTGTTAAATGCTTCTTCGTCTAACTGTCCGGCCATTTATTCATCTCCAAAATAGTACTTGTCAACCGACATTGGCGCACTAACTGCCTGTTCCCCTGCCGCCCTCATCGCCGCTATCTTGTCTTGCTGTGCATAATCAGCTTTCCGTGCTTCTTTTTCGGCGGCTTCGGTAATTCCGAATCGTTGCTCCCATCTCTTTTGATCGGCTTCGGCTTCATTTCTTGCTCTAGCTTCATCGCTGATTCCTCTTTCTCGTGCTAATCCCGCCAGGTATTCGTTTTCCTTTTCTTTATATTTCTCTGCCATTATAGTATTAGCCGACAGATTAGAATCATTGTGCGCATAACCCTTTGCCCCCGCTTCGATAATGCTCAAAATAGGAACCCCGAACTGAAGTGCAAGAGCTTTGATCTTTTCGCCAATTCCAGATCCTTTTTTAACCTCGCCTTTCAACTGCGATACAACGGCTTCCGGCGGTTTCTGTGCCTTTGCCATTTCCATAGGATTAGGGACAGTATCGTATACTGATTTCTGTACCTTCTTTTCGATTGTCGGAGGTTTAACAGGAACAGGCGGCACGGTTTCCATTTTGGTATCTGGAGCAGCGGGAACAAGTTCGCCGTTATCTTGTCGCATTGCTTCAAATAGCTTCGGTTTATCTATTGGCTTTTCAATAATGTCCATGTTTGCCAACTTTTGAAACGCAGGGGTCTGCATTACATCGGTAGCCATACCTAGCTTATTGGCAATAAACTTATGAGGAGCGGGCATCATGTTAAACATATTTCTTTTTTCTTCTACACTATCCGTTAGCGATTTCCTTAGTTTTTCCTTATCTTCTGGGGACATAAAAAGATCGGAATTATCAGCAGGGATCGGCATCTTATTGACACCGCTTATAATGCCTTTTCGTGCGTTTTCTTTTGCCATTTCTTCGGGTGTCATTTCTTAGCCTCCAGTTCTTGCAATCTCTGACCCAGTTGAATAACCATGTTTAGAAGCATAGGGGTCAATTCGGTAGTGTTAATCTTTTTACCTTCTGGAGTGTCTACAACTGAAGCGGCAAGCGGGGAGTCCTCAAGGCTTTGTGCTGTTACTCCAGGACGTTCTTGATTATCAATTCCGGCTGATTCTTTGTACTTGTAATTAATAGGCTTAACCTTTGCAAGAATATCGTCAATGTTATCTGATACCTTTATGTCTTTTTTAAGGTTTTTATCAGAGGAAAATAATGGGAGCATCAGAGCTGCTGCACCGGCAGCAGAACCGAACATATTAGCATTTGCTGATTTCTGCGCGGCGTCTGCTGACTGTTTACCGGCGATTAGATTGGTTCTTGAGTTAAGCGCGTTAATCTGGTTTGTATTGGCTGCACCTTCTTGATTGTTAAATTGACCGGTAGCACCCTGGTACTGCGCTCTGCCAGATTCAAGCCCTTTCTGGTATTGATCGGAGTAAACGTCACCGGCTTGCTGACCTGCCACAAGTGCCGATTGCCCTTTGTTTACTCCGGAAGATCTTGCCGCCTGTAAAGCTGCCCGAATAGCCGCGGTTGATCCTGCTTGCGCTGACTGTGCCGCCTGACCGCTTGCCGCCTTGTTTGCTAAGTTCATATAGTCGGTAGCGTTTTCGCCCATCGACTGTTTAGACCCTGCGCCGTAATAATCTGCAAGATCGGCTTGTTTCTTTTGAAGCTCGGCGGCTGAAATTAAGGCAGGATTATACCCTTTTCCAGAAGTGATTTCTTTATCGGCTTTTTTCTTTGCTATTTCTTCGGGTGTTAGTCCGGCGTCTGGGTCTACTACTGTTACTGGCGCGCCTTGCCCGCTTGCTGTGCTTCCTGTATTTCCACCGGAAGGCGCTCCAAATGCATTTCCTCCCGCTCCAGGGCCGGAAGGTGATGAAAAACCACCATAACCCGAAGGGGCTGACGCTGTACCATATCCACCGTATCCAGACCCTCCAGGGCCACCGCCGCCGTATCCTGTTCCCGCCATATTAAACCGTCCTTTCTTTAGCTACTACCGCTTTTTCGCCGTTGTCTATTTCTGCAAGCAATGAAACAATTAAAACTTTATTGTTTGTCTTTACCCTCAAACTTGACCCCAAACACCGTTTATTCTTCGGTATCAATCGCAACCGCAAATAACCGCCGCTGTTATAATCTTCCGGCTTTACGTTAAAGTACTGGTTTTGTTCATAGTCGTTATCAGCGTCAACCGTGTAATTAGTCAGGTTTACCGTTGCGCGTTCTCTTGTATCGCTATATATAGTGACAACGAAAGATTGCAGTATACTTTTTTGTCCATCCTCTGTACCGTAATACCCTGTTTGAAGGTCAAGAGGTACAACCGTGCTACTAACACCTAATTTATTGTAGGTATACTGCCATTTTCCTGTATTGTTCCCGATAATAAGCCCGCTAGTTGTCGAATACAGTTTTACCGTTGATTGGCTTGCTTTCTTGTCGTTAAGCGTCGCCAGGCTGTCGCGTATATAAATAAACGCCGTTGTAGTATTCAGACAAAGCGAATTATCAAGTATGTCATACTCGCCATTTATAATATCCGGCATGCTGTTGAACCGCTTTGATTTTACCAGATTCCGGCCACCGTTGAAGATATAAATTGAGTTATCGAAGGTTGATAGAAACGCTATTTCAGTCGGTGACGATGCAATATACTGCAAGCCGGTTGCCAGACATAAGGCCGTTTTGGAGTTAAACACACCAGTTACCTGGTCGACGTTCGCCAAGTAGATTTTGAGTCCATCAAATAAGTACAGCTGACCGAAAAGCAAGAAAGTTGTGTATGTTCCCTGTATATCGTTTCCAATCACCGAACCATCATACATAGGCTTCAAGAATGTAGTGCTATTAAATAGAGTCGCAGTGCCGTTATTGTACGTTACGCCAATCGCAAGGGGGATTACCGTTGACGATACGTATACTGTGTTCTCTTTGTCCGGTGACACAAGCTCCGAACCGTCGTTAATGGTTGAAAATGCGTATATATCATCGAAATACGTG